ATTGGGCGCATAGTTTCTCCGTATGGAGAGGACTACTCGGCTGCCTTCTTCTACAGTTACAATGTAGGGCAATTTTATTCCTGTTGGCTCACCATTAGAACCAACTTCTTCGAAACCTTCTAGGTCAAGATTAACATGACACTCTAACAAAGTATAAACAGGTTCTTGTTTACCTGTCTTTTTAGTTCCGTCTAATTCTTTTTCTTTTTTATCAAGGTCATTTTTTTCTACATGACCTGGTGGTCCTAGCTCTACATCTCTGTAGAAACCGTTGACCTGTTGTTTTCTTAATTCATTTTCTGATATCTTAATCACATGAATTACAGACTCTGCGTCCTCGATACTTGTTGCAGTATATGGCACAACTAATTCATCTGCTGGCACAAACTTTGATACTGCTCTGCCCATCGGCACATCGTAGTAAACTTTTTTAAATGTAGAACCTGCAAGTGGTAGATGAAATAACATAGAATCAAACTCTGCCTC